ACACAAGACCGTGACTTGATTGATAAGGCGGTTAGGTTAGTAATCTTTGTAATTATTGTGGTATTTGATCCACTTGCAGTATTGTTGTTGATTGCTGCCAACCAGACGTATCGTAGATTGAAACAACAACCTGAAATAGAAATAAAGAAGGTAGTAAGAAAGAAAAAGATTGACAAGAATGATAGTCCTAGTTTAGAATCATTCTTTGTAGATGAAAAACATCAAGTAATACCGAAAGACAAAATTGCTGATATGAATGGAGATATGAATGAGCGTTCTTGAGAAATTAAAAAAAGGTTCGACGATTAAAGAGTCGTCGATACTTTCCAAGTCTCAGTTCTTTACTGAGAAAGATATGATACAGACGAGTGTACCTATGGTGAATGTAGCACTATCAGGTAATCTTGATGGTGGTCTGACACCAGGTCTGACTATGTTTGCTGGTCCATCTAAACACTTTAAAACTGCATTTGCTTTGTTGATGGCATCTGCTTACATGGAGAAATATAAAGATGCCGTTGTTCTATTTTACGATAGCGAGTTTGGCACTCCTCAATCTTATTTCGATACATTCAATATTGATACCGATCGTGTGCTCCATACTCCTATTACTGACGTAGAACAGTTAAAGCATGATATTATGGTTCAGTTGCAGCAGATTGAGAAGGGTAATAAAGTTATCATTGTTCTCGATTCGATTGGTAATCTAGCATCAAAGAAAGAAGTTGATGATGCAACAGAGGGCAAATCAGTTGCAGACATGAGTCGTGCGAAACAAATGAAGTCGTTGTTCCGTATGGTAACACCACACTTGACTATCAAAGATATTCCAATGATTGTTGTGAATCACACATATAAAGAGATTGGTTTGTATCCTAAAGACATCGTTGGTGGTGGTACAGGTTCTTACTACTCAGCAGATACAATTTGGATTCTTGGTCGTCAGCAAGAAAAGACCGGGACAGAAATCACAGGTTACAACTTCATCATCAATGTTGAGAAGTCACGATTTGTGCGTGAGAAGTCTAAGATACCTGTAGCAGTATCGTTTGATGGTGGTATTCAAAAGTATTCTGGTCTGATGGACATTGCACTTGAAGGTAACTTTGTATCCAAACCATCAAACGGTTGGTACTCTAAAGTTGACCAAGAAACTGGCGAGGTCAATCCCCTTAGGAAACGATTTGATGATACACAGAATGCGGAGTTTTGGGATGATATTCTTGCTAGTGAGAAGTTTAAAGAATATGTAAGGAAGAGATATGAAATTACTTATGGCAACATTATGGGAAAAGATACAGTTCTGGAAGAAGTCGAGTTCGTTGGTGATGTATAAAGAAAATATAGATTATCAATTTATACCATCTGATGATGACCAGATTACAGGCATCGGCATACTAAAAGGTAAGTATGCTGGTGTTCTGTATCACTACGGTAAAGCAAAGGTAATCGAAGAGTGTGAGTTTGCCAGGCTCTACTTCGATTACACCATTGAACATACACCCACTTTCAGTGTGCATGACTTGACAAACGATCAAGAATTTCATACAATGATAGGTGACATATTAACAGATATTCTACTGAAACAATCCAATGAAACGATTAGAAACCACGATTCTCAAGAACTTGATATTCAATGAGGATTATGCACGTAAGATTTTACCATTCATAAAGTCTGAGTATTTCACAGACAATACAGAGAAAATACTCTTTGAGGAAGTTGAAGAGTATATCAACCACTACAAACATCTTCCTACCTATGAATCACTTATCATCAATTTTACAGAATCTAAAAACTTGACTGAGCAGCAAGTTCAGGATTCAGTTGAAATGCTTCGTGAAATTAATGCTGAGAAAAATGAACCATCTGATGTAGAATGGTTGATAGACAACACCGAAAAGTTCTGCCAAGATAAAGCACTGTATAATGCCATCATGAAGTCTGTAAAGATTCTTGATAACAAATCTGACAAAGACAGTAAGGGTTCTATCCCACAACTATTGAGTGATGCACTTGGTGTATCATTCGATTCGTCCGTTGGTCATGATTATGTTGAAGATGCCGACAATCGATTTGACTTCTATCATCGCCATGAAACAAAGATACCATTTGACTTGGACATCTTCAACAAGATTACTAAGGGTGGTTTGCCAACAAAAACTCTGAACATTGCACTTGCAGGTACAGGTGTTGGTAAATCTCTGTTTATGTGTCACGTTGCTGGTTCTTGCCTGTCACAAGGTTTAAATGTATTGTATATCACGATGGAAATGGCCGAAGAACGAATTGCAGAACGTATTGATGCCAATCTTTTGAACATTGATATATCCGATCTACATGCAATCAGTAAACAAGATTATGACCGCAAGTTCTCTGCAATGAGAGTAAAGACACAAGGTAAGTTGATCATCAAAGAATATCCAACCGCTGCGGCATCTGCACTCCACTTCCGTGCTTTGTTAAATGAATTGCAACTAAAGAAGAGTTTCAAACCTGATATCATTTTTATTGATTACTTGAATATCTGTGCCTCTGCTAGAATCAAACCAGGCTCAAATGTCAACAGTTACTCTTATATTAAAGCGATTGCAGAAGAACTGAGGGGTCTGGCCGTCGAGTTCGCTGTGCCCATAGTATCAGCGACACAAACTACCCGCTCAGGCTTCACCTCCAGCGATCCTGGGCTTGAGGATACGTCAGAATCTTTTGGTCTGCCAGCAACTGCCGACTTTATGTTTGCTTTGATAAGTACCGAAGAGTTAGAACAATTGAATCAAATCATGGTCAAACAGTTAAAGAATCGATATAATGATCCAAATACCTTCAAAAGATTCGTTGTGGGTATTGACAGAGGTAAGATGAAACTGTATGATGTAGAACAGTCAGCACAGGATGACATTGTTGACGCTGGTCAGGTAGATGATAAACCTCTGAATTCCTTTGGTGATCGTGAGAGACTTAGTGGCATGAAGAACAAGTTTGGAGGTTTCAAAGTATAAATACACCATAACTCTTAAAAAAGGTGTGCAATGAGTGCTGCTTCAGATAAATTTGAGAACGATGTGGCTAAAAACATCAATAAACTGCCAGGTATAAAAGCAATTAGACCTAAAGTCAGTACAGAATACTCTGATGTTAAAATTGAGATTGATAAATTCAAAGGCGATAATGCTATTTGGTTAGAAGTTAAAATGTCACATACTGACAATCTTTCAAATCCACGGGTATTTTATGATCATGGTAAATGGCAAACAACATATAAGACTCCTGCTGCCAAACATACTGTCGATATCCTAAATAGGTCTACACAAGCAAAAGCATTTATAAAAGCAATAGCAAAGTTTTCGGGTATTCCAGAAAAGAGTATAAAGATACCAACAACAAAATCTGGACTGAAGGAACCTGGAGCAGTTCCGCTCAAAGTGATGAAAGACTTTTTTAGCCAACCAAATATCAATCGTTATATTGCTAATGAAGAAAACTATAATTTAGGTGATGTTGTAACAGAACATTATACAATTGGTAAAGCAAAACCAGCATATTATATGCAAGCAGGTGATGATTTTTATATGGTATCAAAAAAGAATCCTTTAAAAATTAAAGGTATTCCTGTACTAGATGGGTTTGGTGATTTCAAAGTTCGTGTTGCCACACGTTCAGAATTTTATGAAGTTCAAGCAGAAATCAAAATTAAAAAAATGCCAAAAAGCAATTTTTCTGTAGCACCAGGCACAACAAAAGAAAATCCTTTTATGAACATGAAAAAATGAAATTCTCAGAATACATAGCCGAAGCAAAAGAAGGAAAGAACGTTCACTTGGAACATCTTGAAGATAATGTATTGAATAATGGTGTTTCTGGTGCACGTGAAGCAATCAACTTTCTGCGTTCACTTCGCAATATGTTAGCAGGACATTCCGATGTCAAAGTAAATGTTACAACTAAATGGGATGGTTCTCCTGCTATCTTTGCTGGTATCAATCCAGAAAATGGTAAGTTCTTTGTTGGCACTAAATCAGTATTCAACAAGAATGCCAAACTAAACTATACTGATGCAGATATTGACGAGAATCATCCATCAGAAGGTCTGAATGATAAACTAAAGATTGCACTTGCATATTTGCCTAAATTAGGCATCAAAGGTATTCTGCAAGGTGATATGATGTTTACTAAGAGTGATTTAAAACATGAAACAATTGATGGTGAAGAGTATATTATCTTTCAACCAAACACAATTGTTTATGCAGTGCCAGTAAATACTAAACTCGCTAAGATGATGATGGCGGCACAACTTGGTGTGGTGTTTCATACATCATACACAGGCAAAGATATTGAGAATATGAAAGCATCATTCAATATTGATATTGGACATTTGACAGCAACCAAAGATGTTTGGTTTCGTGATGCATCGTTTACCGACGCATCTGGTTCTGCCACATTTACAGAAAAAGAAACTGCCGATCTTACATCGATTCTTTCACAAGCAGGTAGATTGTTCAATACTATACCTGCACTGACATTGAATAAAATTGCATCGTCCGAAACATATCTACTACAAATTAAAACGTACAACAACACTAAGATACGTGAAGGTCAAGAGATCCGTGACACCAGAGCACATGTAAATGGTCTGATGAAGTGGGTAGAAGATAGACTGAATAAAGAGATTACCGCAGCGAAGAAAGAAGAAACAAAACAGAAACGCATCAAAGAGAAAACGGAAGTCATGCGATTCTATCGTACTAATGCGGCACAGTTAAAAAATGTATTTGATTTGATGAACATGATCATTGAAGCGAAACTTATGATCATTCGTAAGTTGGAGACTATTCGTTCAATTGGTACATTCGTTCGGACAGACGACGGATTCAGAATTACAGCACCAGAAGGATTTGTTGCTGTGGATAAACTAAAAGGTAATGCATTAAAACTGGTTGATAGACTAGAGTTTAGTCATCAGAATTTCAATGCTGCCAAGAATTGGAGCAAATAATGGAATACGATATAAACAAAATTATGGCAGAATATGGTGATGACGATTTTGGATTCACCGCAGTTGATGAAGCAGAATATGATGCAGTTATTGCTGAGAAAGATGAAACAGTAGAGGAGTATAAAGCAAGATTGACACAAGTAGAAAAGATCATCATGCCTTTTCTGACCAATCTACTCAAGTCACAAGCACAACCATATATTCATTGGCCTAATCGTGGTCCAATTATTGAGAAACAAATCCAAAAAATACTAACACTAACGAGGGGATAATGGTAAGTATTTCATCAGCAGCAGCAAAGAAAATCAAAACTATTATTGATGAGGAAGATCCATCATTGAAATTGCGTGTCTTTGTTCAAGGTGGAGGTTGTACAGGATTTCAATATGGATTCTCAATAGAAGAACAACCACCTGCAGAAGATGATTTCACATTTGAAAAAGATGGCATTTCAGTCGTTATAGATAGTATGAGTATGCAGTATATGACTGAGGCAGAAATAGATTATACTGAAAGTATGATGGGTTCTAATTTTACTATTCGTAATCCTAACGTTAAAGCAACCTGTGGTTGTGGTTCATCTTTTGCCGTATGAAAACATTCAAAGATTATTTAAAGAAAGATACAAAACAACCACAAGAGTTTGTATCAAAAGCGGGTGCTGGTGAATGGGGTCGACCTGAATTGACTTCTAAATATCTTGATGATACACCTGGTCAAAGTACGCAGCACTTCAATAAATTTACAGGTGATTGGAAAATAACGGATACAAAGTGAAAGAAAAAGTTAAAATTGCAGGTATTGAGTATGACCTCGTATTAAAAACAACTGAAGAAATGAATGGATTAGTTGGATCAGCAGATTTCAATAAGCAACTCATCTCTATCAACAAAGATCATACCGAACAAACACAAAGAATTGCTGTATGTCATGAAATTCTACACATAGTGAGTGATGCATACGGTTTAAATCTTACCGAAGAGCAAGTAAAAATAGGCACTCATGCACTAATAGCATTGATTGAAGATAACAGAGAACTACTAACTATATAATTTTGGAGTTATGATGAAGGATTTGATAGTGGGTTGTGCGACCAATTACGATTGGTCCAAATTAAAGTATTGGGTAAATTCCATCAACAGATCAGGATTTGAAGGTGATAAAGTCCTGATTCTCATGAATTGTGATAAAGATACCGTAAAGAAGATTTCTGATTCGGGTTTCTCTATCATTGCATTCAACCAAGATGCCAACGGCAATCTGTCTTATAACTCCAACATGATGGTGCATGTTGAAAGATTCTTTCACATCTACCAACTTCTCAGAGATAATGAATATCGGTATGTAATTACTACCGATGTTAAAGATGTAGTATTCCAAAGAAATCCATCTAAGTGGTTAGAAGAGAATTTGCCAGAAGGTGTTGAAGATTTGGTATTCTCATCTGAGAGTATGAAGTATAAAGATGAACCGTGGGGCAATCAAAATCTTTTAGAAACATTCGGACCACAGATATATGAGGACTTTAAGAAAAATACTATCTTCAATGTAGGTGTTCTTGCTGGTCATGGATATGCTATGAAAGATTTGATGATGAACATCTTTGCATCATGTATGCATCGACCAATCAAAATCTGTGACCAATCAACATTCAACTTCCTAATCTCTCAGCATCCTTACCTTTCAACGTCGATGTATACCAAATCGGAAGATGGTTGGGCATGTCAATTAGGTACAACTGCCGATCCAAGTAAGATAGAACAATTCCGTCCATTCTTGCTTGAACCATCACCGAAAATGGAAGGCGATAAAGTATTGACATCCGAAGGAATAGAGTATATAATAGTACATCAATATGATCGTGTCCCTGAGTGGAAGAAAGTGATTGAGGCAAAATATGACGACAAATAGTCTAAAAGATATTTTCTGGAACCTAGAAAAAGGTTGTACCAAATGGTCGGGTTACTTTGATGTGTATGAACGACATCTAGGTAAGTTCGTTGGTAAGGCACCACGAATCTTAGAGATCGGTGTTCTTGGTGGTGGTTCTATTGAGATGTGGTTAAAATACTTTGGCGAAGGCACTCAAGTTGTTGGTGTTGATATCAATCCAGAATGTAAAAACTACACATACGATGGTAATGTAGAAATCGTGATGGGCGATCAAGGTGATCCACAATTCTGGGATCAATATCTAGCAGATAAAAACGGTTTTGATATTGTGATTGACGATGGTTCACATGTAATGAATCATCAAATTACTACACTGAATAAAGTATTTCCGAGATTAAAGGTTGGTGGTGTGTTTATCTGTGAAGATACACATACGAGTTATTGGCCACAACCTTGGGGTGGTATGTTCCGTGGTGCTGGCACATTCTTAGAACATTCTAAACGCACCACAGATGTTCTCAACAGTCAACACTTCCAAGGTACACCAATGATGCCAGAAGTTCTAGCAAACTATCATTGCTTATACTCTGTAGCATTCTATAATAGTATGGTCGTATACGAACGAGAGGCATTGAAACCGTTTGGTATTGTAGATAATAAAGCAAACGTAGGGCGTGATCTATGAAGATAGCATTATGTCTATCTGGTCAAGCACGAAGTGTGGAAGCAGGTTACGAATTCCATAAAAAGAATATTCTTGATGGTAATGATGTAACCGTATTCTTCCACACATGGGCATCAGAAGATAATCCATATGCAAAAGCATTGGAACTTTATAAGCCAGGAAATTGGTCAGTAGAAGAATCCTTGAATGTGGATTTATCAAAGTACACTAGAACTCCACCACCATCACCAAACTGGAAAGTGAAAGATGGTCGCATGTCAACGTATGCTCAACTGTATGCGATTGAACGATGCAATTCAATCAAGTGCATCTACGAACAGGAAAATGAAATAACATTTGATTGGGTGATTAGGTCACGATTTGATTTTGCCATCAATGCACGAATACCATTTGATGAATTAGATAACAGCAAACTATACATACCAAACTGTCGTATGGTACCAACCAGAGATTTTGGTAATGATCAGTTCGCATTTTCATCATCAGAAAACATGGATGAATATGCAGCAGCATATCATTGGATTGACACCTTCTATGAATCTGGTGTACAATATATGTGTGAAGATTTTATGAGTGCAAACTGGAAACGTGCTGGACTGGTAGGTGAAAAACTAATGTATTGTGATATCAATCATCCATTTCCACCGGGTCCATACAACGGAACACCACACTCTCTTATTAGGGAAGATTTTGAAAAATGGCTGAAGTAAATTTAGTTATCTGTATGGCGGGTTACAACACCCGCTTTCATGACGTTGGTTTTGATATTCCAAAGTATCTGTTACCGTGGAATGGTACAACAATCATTCATGACATCATACAGAACTTGGGTGAAACTCATCAGACAGTTTTGGTTGCGAACAAACGTGATGTCTATTTTAAAGACCAACTGCTTGAGACTATCAAACCTCTAGGTCTAAATGAAAGCAACATTCTTTACATTGGTGACACAAAAGGTCAAGCACATACAGCAGCAGTTGGTATTGGACAATTGTATCACCCAGAATTACCAACATTCATACACAATGCAGATACGATTGTCAAAGGTCGTTCTTTAGATTTGATTGCTGATTCAATGAATGATATGTACGATTCCTACATCGATGTATTCGTTGGTAATTCACCAAAGTATTCATATGTTCGTGCATTTGAAGATACTGTATTGGAGATTGTAGAGAAGAAACAAATCTCTCCGTATGCATCATCAGGACTCTATGGATTTCTAACAGCAAGTATGTACATGAGTTACTATGATTCTCTGATACAAAAAGATCATGAACTGTATATCGCAGATGTTATTCAAAATATGATTGGTGCTGGTAGAAAAGCATTTATGAATGGTCTAGGAAACAATCAAGAAACTATCGTGCTTGGCAGTCCACAAGAATATGGTATTGAGATAGCACGACAAACATTAGGTGCAAAATGATGACTATAGTTATGCCTTTGAAGGGTGGTTCTCTAAGTAATACTTATCGATTACCACAATATGATTTAGTAGGCAAAGAAATTGTCCGTGATAAAAATCGTGAGTATGGTTTTGTTCGTTGGTATTCTCAACTGAAGAAACTTCAACGATATAATACACAATATCCAAATCTGTTTCCAAAAGTTATTGGTGTTAATGTTGACGATAACAAAGCAACATTCAAAATAGAATACATGAAAGGTTTTCGTGATATCAAAACCATTCTTGCTAATGATACTTTAACAGATGATCAAATCTTTCGTATCAGTCAAGCAGTATGGAAAGGATTGAATCAACTCCATTCAGTTACACATGATCCAATACCAGGTGCAGGTAAACTATACTTTGAAGAAGAAGTATGGCAAAAGTTAAAAGATGCTTTAGTGGTACCAGAGTTTGCAAACTTTCATGCTCATGGAACATACGAATATAATGGTAGAATTGTTCAGGGTATCGGTGCGTCAATACATGATCTTGAAAATTTCTTCAAAGAATTGAGATTGATACAGGAAGAAAACATTCATGGTAATCCTACACTAGAAAACATTCTGTATTCATTTGAAGAAGATCGAGTGGTGTTTATCGATGTGTATGATGAAAGTATGATAGATACCAGATTCTTGGATTATGCACAAGTTCTGCAATGTTCACGCAGTCACTATGGTTATATAAACGACAATATGGTAGAGATCGGTGGTGTTTCTGTAACTCATAGGTTGCAGATACCAAAGAATTTTGAAACCTTTAACTATCATTTTGAGTCTGGTATTACTGAACCACGAACAAAAGAAATCGTTGATGTTTTTGAAGCAACACAGTTCATTCGTATGCTTCCATTCAAGGTGTTGGCAGGTGAGATAGATAAAGCAAAGTTCTTTTATGTTCATGCATGTTATTTGTTGAGTAAGGTGTTTAGATGAATGATTTTATGATGGATTACGACAAGTTCAAACGGACTTGGACAGTCAAAACAGAATTGCCAGTAGAGTTCAAACTGACCTACTCTGCTGATATATTCAATCCTACCAATCATGATTTGGTATCATATAGTACCAATAATAGAGTGATGATTGTTATTGATCAGAATGTCCACAAGTTATATGCTGCACAACTTATGGAATACTTCAATGCACACAGTGTCAAGTATTCTATGTTGGTTATTGATACTGATGAAGAAAATAAAACATGGGAAGATGCAGATCACATTTTAGAATTTTTTGAAGATGAAGGAGTGTTGCGCCGTGAACCGATTATTGCCATTGGTGGTGGTGTTCTGCTTGATATTGTTGGGTTTGCTTGTAGCATTTATCGTCGTGGAATTCCATATATCAAAATCCCCACAACACTTTTGGCAATTGTTGATGCCTCAGTTGGTTCAAAAGTAGCAATCAATCACTTTGAAAGACGAAACAGGCTTGGTGCATACTATCCACCAATCGCCACATTGATTGATAAGAAGTTTATCAAGACACAGAATGAACGTGAGATCATTAATGGTATTGCTGAGATATTCAAGTTAGCGATTATCAAATCACCAGAATTATTTACATTGCTTGAAGAGAATGCTGAATTACTGATTGAAGAAAAGTTTCAACATGGTGCGGTGCCAGTTCGTGTCATCAATCTTGCTATCACAGATATGATTGCAGAACTTGGTCCAAATCTATGGGAAAAGAAACTGGATCGGTGTGTAGACTTCGGTCACACATTTAGTCCTGTGATTGAGATGAAGAACGTTGCCAATCAATTTGATCCTGACAATCCACCATACTTCGTAAAAGATAATATGTTACTGCATGGTGAAGCAGTAGCACTTGATTGTCTGTATAGTTCTTGTATCGCATGTTTACGTGGTTATATTGATATATCAACACTCAACAGAATATTTGATTTAGCGAAACGATTGAAACTGAAAACATTCCATGAAGATTTCACAAAGATGGAATTGCTTCAACAAAGTTTAGCGGATGCGACCAAGCATAGAAATGGTAATCAGTATGCACCATTGCCAATAAGCATAGGTAATTATACGATTGTGAATGACATCACAGAATATGAAATGGGATATGCTATCTCTCTTTTTAGGACTTATTATGAGTAGAAAAAATGCTGTAGTGACAGGTGCAAGTTATGGTTTAGGTGAAGAGATTTGTTATAAATTGATGGATGATGGTTATCATGTTTATGGTCTATCACGTAGTAAACCACCAGAAAGTTTCTTGAACTTTCCAGAAGATTTTACATGGATTGAATGTGATATATCAAAATATGATCAAGTTCAGTTGGCATTCAAACAGATAAATCAATACACAGATATTCTAATTAATAATGCTGGTGTATTTACTGGTGGAAAGTTTGCAGCACAAAATCATGAGGCAATTGATAAGGTAATTGATGTCAATGTCAAAGGTGCGATGTATGTTACTAACGAAGCATTGAAATGGATGCCATCAGGTTCACGTATATTCTTTATCAATTCGGTTTCTGGTTTATATGAAATAGAATATGAAGCAATCTATGGTGCATCTAAACATGCACTCACAGCATTTGCAGGTGTGTTGGGTGAAGAACTACAGAGTCGTGGCATTCATGTTACCAGTATTCATCCTGGTAGTATTGAGACACCGATGCAGAGAAGTAATCCAAATAATGCACCAGGTAAGTTTTTGAAACCAGAAGAGATTGCTAATCTGATTTCATTTATATGCAAGACCAAAAACGTAGAATATAAAACAATCAAAATGTTTCCAAATACGGAATGGCACCAATGAAAGATAAAATATTATTCATAGTAACATCAGCACTGAATGCTGATATGGGTGTGGTCAGTCGTAACGATAGATTAGACCAAACAATGAAAGGTTTAATATCAATTCGTAAGTATGTACCAGATGCTATAATTCTTTTAGCAGAGGGATCACCACATCAAGTTGAACCTGAGAAGTTGAAGATACTATCACACTTTGCCAACTTTGCTGCTGATTTTTCTACAGATGCACAAATATCCGAATTAGCAGTGAATCATCGCAAGAGTGAAGCGGAGAATCTTTTACTGTTAAAAACTCTAATGCTTTTGCAACAAGATGAAAGCATGAATGAAGTTATGTCTCACGTTGGACGTATAGTCAAAATATCTGCCAGAACAGATTTGATAGATGGTTTTGATATCCAAGAGCACATGATAGAAGGCAAGTATGTGTTCAAGAAACGTATGCCAACCTGGATAGAAGATTCTCGCAACGAATTTGCCACAGACCTATTAATTACCAGAATGTTCTCTTTCTGTCCAACCCTGATGGAAGATTACATGAAACTCTGTGAGACCAATATTGCGCTGGTTCTTCAGACCAGAATTGACACCGAACATGCCCATTTCGTCAATATCAACAAAGATTTACTGGTGGAACTTGACGAAATTCACTGCCAAGGTATCGTGGCAGGCACCGGTACGGTTGAGATTTACTAAATAGAAGAAAACGTAACCCTGCTGTAGAGGCGGATAAATGAAATTTAGCGATTTTCTGCGAGAGCAGAAAGAAAAACATGCTGTACTGGCGTATGGACGTATGAATCCTATAACTGCCGGTCACGAAAAATTAGTCCAGAAAGTCAAAGATATTGCTGGTGCTTTCCATGGCACACAACACATCGTTCTGTCACATTCGCAAGACTCCAAAAAGAATCCTCTATCCGTAGCACAAAAAGTCAAACACGCCAAAAGAGCATTTCCTGGTGCCAAATTTACCGCAGCATCCAAAGATGCTCCAACATTCTTTGACCATGCTGAAAAACTATACAAGCAGGGCGTAACTCACCTTCACATGGTTGGTGGTTCCGATCGTGTGGAAGAATACGAAAGACTTCTAAACAAATATAATGGCACACATGCTGGTGCTAGATTCAATTTCAAATCAATTAAATTACATTCTGCTGGTCAACGTGATCCAGATGCGGAAGGTACTACCGGTATCTCCGCAAGTAAAATGCGTGAGTTTGCTGGCAAAGGGAATTACAAAAAATTCAAACAAGGTGCTCCATCGTCAATGTCGGATGAGCATGTTAAGCAAATGTACAATGACGTTCGTAGAGGCATGAATCTGCATGAATCAATTCTAGCAGAAGGTGTACATGATAAAGCAATATTCAAGGCAGTATTCTTAGCAGGTGGTCCAGGTTCTGGTAAAGATTATGTTCTATCAAATACACTTGATGGACATGGCATGATTGAAATCAATTCAGATAAAGCATTAGAGTATCTGATGGACAAAGAAAATCTAGATAAAACTATGCCAGATAACGAAGCAGGACAAAGAAATGTTGTTCGTAAGAAAGCAAAAGATGTTACAGAGATTCGCCATCGTATGGCACTTCATGGACGAAATGGTCTAATCATCAATGGTACTGGTGCTGATCCAAAAGAATATGCTGAAATCAAAAAGAAGTTAGAGAAATTAGGTTATGATACTTCAATGATCATGGTTAACACGGATGATGAAGTATCAAAAGCACGAAATGTGGAACGTGGTCAACGTGGTGGTCGTACAGTACCAGAAGAAATTCGTAAAAAGAAATGGGATGAAGTACAAGCGGCACGTGCAGAGTTTGGTAAGATATTTCGCAACACTTACGTTGAGTTTGATAATTCCGAAGATTTACGTACTGCATCACCAGATGTTGTCAAAGCAAAAAAAGAAGAGATGCAACAAATTTTCAAGCAGGTACAAAAATTTGTTAATGCACCTCCAAAACATGAAAATGCAAAACATTGGATTGCTTCCGAATTAAGCCAGAAAGATACAGCACCAATCAGTAAGACTTCACAACCTCATCCAAGTGCAAGAACGAATGATGAGATGAACACGATGGGTCTTGAGTATTATGGATTTGGTCGCTATGGTAAGAATGGTAAAGTAACACATAGATCAATTCACGATAGATTGGTACCTGTAGATAAGATTGCCAAGACTGTTGAAACACATCAAAACAAAATGGCAAAAGCAATGGGTGGACCAAATGTTAAAGTTAGAACAGAACCTAACCGTCACGACCGTGCAAGAGCAACAAAGAAAAAAGTCAATGAAGCATTTGAAGATTTCTTACTAGAGGCAGTCACAGTTACAATCACTGGTGACACCGCAGAAGAAGTCAACAAGATGTTTAAGTTACTGAAGAACGAAGGTGAAGAAGTTGATGAAGATATTGATTACGGCACCAGTTTTTCAAGTAATGGTGCATACAATGCTCTAACATTAGGCAAACAAATCGTTACCGAAGAAACACAAAAGAAACAAAAACTGATGGCAGATACCAATGGAAAACCAAGAGTATTCCATTTCCGTATGTCTGCTGCTAAAGAAGCACACCGTAATAATGGTACAGTTCACAAAGTTGGAAAAAACTATGTTGTCAAAATTAGAGAGGACCTAAATGAAATATCTTCACCAACTAATAATGCTATTGAAGCAATTTATGGACAAAATTTCTCCACCCCCGATGCAAAACAACTCGGCAAAGTTGGAACCAACTTTAGACCAAAAGGAAAGCCAGCCCTTGACAAACCAGTCAGTGAATCTAACGGAAGCGGAAGTCAAACCCGCACCAAAATCACCCTCTCCAAAATCAAAGAAAACTGGGACAAGAAAGTCCAAGAGTCAATAGATAAAGGTATAGAACC